TCTCGGCGCTCGCTACGGTGGCGGGAGATTTGAGCACGAACGGCCTCGAATTTCTCGCGTTCGGTTCGCTCGGCCTCTCCGAGCGGGTAACGCGGCGGGAAATCATTATCCGCATTAAGGACGGGCGCGCCGAAACGGTCGTCGCGGCTTTAGACCGCCTCGAGCGTATCTACGGCGCGGCGTTCTATGAGATTTTCAAAACGATAACCGTAGACAACGGCTCCGAGTTCGCGGATGCTGACGGCATCGAGCGGAGCGCCCGCCGCAAGGATGCAAAGCGGACGACGGTCTATTACTGCCATGCGTATAGCTCTTGTGAGCGCGGCACGAACGAGAATATTAACCGCATGATACGGCGGCAGTTCCCGAAAGGGACGGACTTCGACAAGGTGACGGCGGCGGAGGTTAAGCGCGTCGAGACGTGGCTCAATGATTACCCGAGAGAAATTCTCGGCTTTATGTCCTCGGCGGAGGCTTTCAAGATAGCGTTTGACCGGGCGGCGTGAACGCTCAAAAATTTATTCTATCTTTTTCGCACAAAATACTTGACATTTGCGGATGTGGCGTTTATCATTAAGTGCGAAAGAGCTAATAAGCTCCGACGCACTTATTTTTTTACGCAGAAACGGAGGCGAGGTTATGAAATACGAGTGCTTAAAGCTCGAGGAGCGGCGGATTATCGAGGAAATGTACGCAAAGGGCGCAAAGCCGGGCGAGATTGCCGAGCGCGTCGGCAAGTGCCAAGCGACCATATACCGCGAGCTCGAGCGAGGCAAGACCGGGGAAACGGACTCCCGCTTTCGTCAAGGGTATAGCGCGGCGGTAGCGGAGGCTCGAGTAAATCGGTCGTACCGAAATAGAGGCCGTCGGAAAGCGGCACAGTAAAAAAGGAGGTTACTCATACCATGAACGGAAAGACACTAACGGCGGAACAGTGCTCCAAACTCTCCCTTTATATCCTTATGACGACCAAGACCCGCGAGGGCGAGGCGGAGACATGGGAGAAGCTCGCAGAGGAAAAGAAAGAGGACGGCTCCCCGAAATATATCCACGCCGCCGACAACGCGCAGTTTTGGAGAGGGCTCGACGCAGACCTCCGCAAAATACTGCGGGATTTGGAGGCGTGAGCATGAACAACTACCAGAGTATCACGGCGAGCCCGGAGGCGCTTGCGGCGTTCCTCGGCTCTATCCCGGCGATTGAAACGCCGTGGGACGATGCTTTTCACCGGCTCTATTGCTCCTCGTGCTCGGCGGCGGATTGCGACGACTGCCGCCGCCCGGAGCGGGACAATCCGCTATGGTGGCTCGGCCTCCCGGCGGCGGAGGTAGCGGAATGAGGAAAGAAAGCCCTTGCGACGCTTGCGTATGCTCGTATTGCAGATGGAGGGGAACGGATAATTGCCTCCGTTGCGAGGACGGCTCTTGCTTGAAATGCGGAGAACGAATTAAGCAGAAACGGCCGATTTATGATTGCAACGGGTATTGCGCGAAAGGCTCGAAAATATGAGCGGCGCGGACTATTCACGCACTTGTGAGGGGTGCGAGCACATCGTAGCGGAGCCGTGGACAAAAGACGCTTTTGCGTATCGGTGCTTCGCCCCGGGCAAATGCAGAGGCTACATAGTCGGCGTAAAGCGGTTTGAGCCGTATATCCCGGCATGGTGTCCGAAAATCGGCGGCGGGTTACGCTCGCCGGAAGAAATAACGAGGAGCCATTCAAATGGATAATGTGAGTTCGAGGGTTAAGCTAATGGGAAATCTACAAGCCGCCGTCGCGGAGGCCGTCTCCGGCACGATGGAGGAACGCGGGAGAGGCTTTGCCTCTGACCGTGAGGCATGGGCGGAGCTGAAAGAGTGCATCGAGCGCACAAAGCAGATGCACACAGACATTGAGAAAGTCCACAAGGAAATGTGGAGCGCGGTCGAGGATAGGAACGAGGACGCTTTCGCCGCGCTCTCGCAAGAGTTCGAGCGGAGTTCCCGTATTCTCGCCGAGGAATGGGCGCAAACGTCCGCCCTTGCAAAAATCGCCGTTATCAGCGAGGAGGGCTAAATATGAATTGCCACGGGTGCAAATGGCTTGACAGATACAAGAAAGACGGCAACGGCTATTGTTGCATGGTCGAACGTAGCAAAACGCAACGCGAAAAGGTACGCCGCCCGGATATGGAGCGTTGCGAGCTTTACAAGCCGGGCGATTTTAGCACGAGATACAGAACGGAGGTAAACGAATGAAAAAGCTCTATTCAAAGAAACTCGGCGGCGAGGCGTTCGCCCTCGACGCGGCGCAACTGGACACTCTGAAAAAGGCCGGTTACACCGTACCGAGCCCGGAGGAAGTTATCGCGGACGCGGCGGCGGTTGAAATCGAGCCGCCGGAGGGAAAGCGGGCGTATGTCGTCTTTGATTTCAAGACCGGCGCTTTCAAAGTCCACACGAGGACGCAGACACTCGCCGAGAGCGAGGTCGGCGGCTTCGTTGGTGAGGTAGTCTCGGCGGCGATTTTATGCGGCTTCGTCGAGCGGGCGGATATGGACAAGCCGAAAGCGGATGCTCCGGCGACTCCGACGACGGCCTCCCCGCTCGTGAATATGCTCCGAGACGCTTTCCTCCGAGCGGCGAACAATAAGACGGCTCCGGCGGCGGACAAGCCCGCAGAGGCGGCAGACGCGCCGGAGGTGGTCGAATGATTAAGCTCGGCGACCGCATCACGGTAAAGCCCGCGACATTCGACGTTCCGGGCAAGGACGGCAAGCCGAAAGCAATCCCCGGGACGGTCGTCTACGTTCATCCCGGCGGGCGATATTGCGTCCTCGAGTTTGACGTAGGCAGGCGCGAGCCCGTGACTATCCGAGAGAGCTTTCGGCTTATCGACGGGAGGGTAGCAGAATGAAGCACGAGCAATCAGCACCGGCGGGATACCGCCCGCGCTTTGCCGGGACGACGAAATTATACCTCGTCCGTCACAAGGAATACGGCGAGCTCACCGTAAACGGCGTGAACAAATACGAGGCAGTACACGCCGCCGCCCGTGCGTGGGGCGTTCGGTGGACGGCAATCGCCCGGGAGTGCGAGTATATCGTACTCGCAGAGGATACGCCGGAGGCCGGTAGGCCATGACAAGGCAGGAGCGGCGGAAACGCCGCAGACAGCGCCGCCGGATGCAAGCCGCCCTCCTCGCCTCTCTCCTCTTTGCGTTGGCGCTCATAGTGACGCTCCGCATCCGAGAGACAGCGCCGGAGCCGGTCGCGGAGCGGACAAGCGCACTTGTGGCGGAACGGCAAACGCTGACATACATAGCACCGGCAAGGCCGGAGGCGGCGGAGGAAACGCCGGAGGAGCCGACGGTAGAGCCGGAGCCCGAGAACAGATACGCGGAGCTCCATTTCAGCGACGAGGACGTTTATATCCTTGCTTGCCTCGTCTACCACGAGGCGCGCGGCGAGAGCTTCGAGGGACAAGTCGCCGTCGTCGAGGTCGTTCTAAACCGTATGCTCTCCGACTATTTCCCGGATACGGTCGAGGAGGTCGTATTTCAGAAATACGGCGACGTATGGCAATTCTCCCCCGCTCCGTACCTCTACTCGGCGGAGCCGGACAAGGAGCAATATCTCGCGGTGCATACCGCCATAGAGGAGCGGGAGCACATTCTTTCAGAGGATACGGTCTATTTTTCGACCGCGCCTTATAACGAGAGCGTCGATATGATTATCGGCAATCACTATTTCTGTAAAATCTTTTGAACGGAGGAAAAGACGATGCAACTCATTACCACAAGGAACAAGGAAATCTCTTTCGCGGAACTCAAAAAGGCCATTTCGAGCGGGAACGGCCTCGAGCTTATCCGCCCGGGCGACAAGTTCGCTATCGAGCTCAAGAACGGCGAGCACGTCAACGCTGTTTGCGGCGGATATGTCAACGAGAAGCGCGCCCGCTTCGTCCTCGAGGACTGCCTCGCGGATAAGTGGCGCATGAACGACACGCCGACCAACAAGGGCGGATACCTCAAGAGCGAGGGGCGGCGACACGTCCTCGAGGATATTCTCCCGCTTTTCCCGGACGAGCTCGCGGAGGCGTTCGAGCCTCGTTTCATGTCCGAGGAAATCGACGGAGAGCGTCACGAGTACGCGGATACTCTGTGGATACCCTCCGCGACCGACGTTTTCGGCGCGGGCGATTGGTGGAACGAGGAGCCGGACAGCTTTCAACTTGAGATTTTCAAGCGTGAGCGTGACCGCGTGAAAGAGCACGTCGGAGATGGGACGTGGTTTTGGTGGCTCCGTTCCCCGTATGCGAGCAGCTCCTACACTTTCGTGAGTGTGTACACCGGCGGGACAGTCAACTACGACAGCGCGCGCTATTCCATCGGCTTCGCGCCCGGCTTTGACCTGTAAAATTCGGAATTAAAAAGCTCCCCGGCTCAATGCCGGGGAG